CACGGGACATCGCGGCGCAGATGGATGCGGAGCCACCGTGTGCCGACCCGGACCGGCGCGAACGCTGCCGGCTGAGCCTGCGACTATTCTGCGAGACCTACTTTCCTGCGCAGTTCGCGCTGGCCTGGTCGGACGACCATCTGCGCGTGATCGAGAAGATGGAGCGGGCCACGCTGACCGGCGGGTTGTTCGCCCTGGCCATGCCGCGGGGATCCGGCAAGTCGACGCTGGCGGAATGCTGCGCACTGTGGGCCATCCTCTACGGGCACCGTGTGTTCCCCGTGCTGATCGGGTCGGACCAGGGCACTTCCGTGGAAGCGCTGGATTCGATCCGCACCGAGCTAGAGACCAACGAGACCATCCTGGCCGACTTCCGCCTGGAGGTCTACCCGATCGTCGCGCTGGACGGCATCCCGCACCGTGCCTCCGGCCAGATCTACCGCGGCGAGCGGACGCACATCGGATGGACCGCGGACGAGATCATCATGCCGACCGTAGCCGGGTCGACGGCATCCGGCGCGGTGTTCCGCGTGGCCGGCATCACCGGCCGCATCCGCGGGATGAAGGCCAAGCGCGCGGACGGCAAGAGCATCCGCCCTGACCTCGCGATCCTGGACGACCCGCAGACGGACGAGTCGGCCAAGAGCGTCAGCCAGTCGCAGGCCCGCGCCGCGATCGTGGCCGGTGCAGTGCTCGGCCTGGCCGGGCCCGGGAAGAAGATCGCCGGCATCATGCCCTGCACCGTGATCGCGCCTGGCGACATGGCCGACCGGATCCTGGATCCGCAGCGGCATCCGGAGTGGAACGGCGAGCGGACGAAGCTGATCTACGAGTGGCCGACCTCGACCAAGCTGTGGGAGAAGTACGCGACCATCCGCGGCGACTCCCTGCGCGAGCTTGGCAACATCAGCAAGGCCACCGAGTTTTACCGTGCGAATCAGGCGGAAATGGACGCTGGGGCCAAGGTAGCCTGGCCGGCGCGGTTCAACTCGGACGAGATTTCCGCGGTCCAGAATTGCTGGAACCTCCGGCTGGCGAACGAGGCGGCGTTCTTCGCCGAGTACCAGAACGCCCCGCTGCCCGACGACACCGGGTCGACGGACGACCTGACTCCCGACCTGGTGGTGTCGCGCCTGTCCGGCTACGAGCGCGAGGCGGTCGGCCTGGCCTCGCCGCGGATCACGGCCTACGTCGACGTGCAGGGCAAGTCCCTCTGGTGGATGGTCGCGGCCTGGGCCGACGACTGGACGGGCCAGGTCCTGGACTACGGCACCTTTCCGGACCAGGGTGGGCGGGATTACTTCACGCTCCGCGATCAGCGGATCACGCTGGCGCAGGTGATCAAGGGCGCCGGCCTGGAGGGACAGATCCATGGCGGGTTGGCGGCGATCACCGCCGACATCATGGCTCGCCGGTACCGGCAGCAGGACGGCGCCGAGGTGGCGATCGAGCGCATGTTGATCGACGCGAATTGGGGCCAGTCGACCGATACCGTCTACGACTTCTGCCGGTCATCGGCGCATTCCGGCGTGATCATGCCATCGCACGGCCGCGGCATCGGCGCGTCCTCAACGCCCATGTCGACCTGGGCGAAGAAGCCGGGCGAGCGCGTAGGCAACGGCTGGCGGATCAACCCGGCGAAGCGCGGGCTGCGCAGTGTGACCTACGACACCAACGCCTGGAAGACCTGGACGGCGGAGCGCATCCTGACCGCGCCTGGCGACCCCGGGACGCTGACGCTCTGGGGAAAATCGCCGGACAGGCATCGCATGATCGGCGACCACTGGTGCGCGGAATACCGCGTGCGCGTGACCGGCCGCGGCCGGACATGCGACGAGTGGAAGCTGAAGCCCGGCCGGGACAATCACTGGTGGGATTGCGTGGTGGGCACGGCCGTGGCAGCATCGATCCAGGGCATGCCGGTGAACGCACCGAAGAAATCGGCCAACCCGACCAGGTCCAAGACCACGGACGCGAAGCCCGCGCGCATGTCGTTTGCGGCGTTGCAGCGTGCGGCGAAGTCACGGAAGTGGTAGGCGCCGGCCAGCAATCGCCCATCAATCCGATGGGAATTGTTCCAAATGTTCGGAAATGTAATCCACGCCACAACAATTCCGCGAATGACATCCAGCACGGTCCGACACATCGTAGGGGATGCCCGACCCGGACCTGACGCAGGCGTTCGAGGATGCCGCCAATTCGCCGAAATCGGCGACCGGCGATAACGGCTCGATCACCCAGCAGAGCATCCCGGACCTGATCGCGCTGGACCGGTACGTCCGGGGCCGGGCCGCAGGCCTGGGCCGCGGGTTCCGGATCAGCAAGTTCCGCGCTGGCGGCTCCGCGTGAAGCTGCCGCGCCTGGTCCGATCAATGCTCGGCCTGGCGCCCAAGCCGGCGCGGCGCCGTCTTCCGCTGCGTGCGCGCTTCGACTCCGCGCAGACCACGGACGACAATTCCCGGCATTGGGCCATGGCAGACGGGCTGAGCGCGGACGCCGCCGCGTCGCCGGCCATTCGCCGCACGCTGCGCAACCGCAGCCGCTACGAGACCGCGAATAACTCCTATGCCCGCGGGATCGTCGACACCCTGGCGCACTACTGCATCGGCACCGGCCCGCGCCTGCAAATGGTCGGCCTGTCGCGGTCGGATCAGGCATACGTTGAGGGCGAGTTCGCAGCATGGGCCAAGGCGGTGGACCTGGCCGACAAGCTGCGCACTGCGCGCATGGCGCGCACGGTCGACGGCGAGGCGTTCGCGCTGCTGACGAACAACGATGCGCTGCCAACGCCGGTGCACCTCGATCTACGGCTGATCGAGGCAGAGCAGGTCGCCAGCACCACCCTGACCTTCCCGAAAAATCAGGTGGACGGCATCCGGTTCGACGAGGCCGGTAACCCAATTGAGTACGACATCCTGCCCGAGCATCCGGGGAGCACGGCGTCGATGGGCAACTACCAGGCCAAGCCGGTGCCCGCATCCGACGTGCTGCACCTATACCGCGCGGACCGCCCCGGCCAGCGCCGCGGCATTCCCGAGCTGACCCCGGCGCTCCCGCTGTTCGCCCAGCTTCGGCGCTGGACGCTGTCGGTCCTCGCTGCCGCCGAGACCGCCTCGGACTTCGCCGCGATCATGTTCACCGATTCGCCCGGCGAGTCCGGCGAACCGGAGGAGGCCGCCGCCTTCGAGCGCATCGAGATCGAGCGCCGCGCGATGATGACCCTGCCGAACGGCTGGCGCATGGAGCAGATGAAGGCCGAGCAACCGACCAGCACGTACAGCGACGTCAAGCGCGAGATCATCGGCGAGATCGCGCGTTGCCTGTCGGTGCCGTTCAACATCGCCGCAGGAAATTCCAGCGATTACAACTACGCCTCCGGGCGCCTGGACATCCAGGTATTCCAGCGCGCCATCCAGGTCGACCGCACGCGCATCGTCACGCAGATGCTTGATCGCATCTTCGCAGCGTGGATCCGTGAGGCGGTGCTGATCGAGGACTACCTTCCGAACTCGCTGCGCACCGTTACCACCGACTGGACGCACGTCTGGATGTGGGACGGCAACGAGCACGTCGACCCGGTGAAGGAAGCGAACGCCCAGGCCACGCGCCTGTCCTCGCTCACCACGACGCTGTCCGACGAATGGGGCAAGAGCGGCGCGGATTGGGAGGACAAGCTGGCCCAGATCGCCCGCGAGCGCGCCAAACTGAAATCGCTCGGCCTGACGCTGGGCGATGTGACGGCCCCGACCGATGCCCCGCCTGAACCGGCCCCGGCACCGCAGCCGGTGGCGGCCAGCCTGATCGAGCGCGATTCCGCAGGTCGGATCATCGGTCTGTCCGCCAGCGCGGCCGGCCCCGGCGTGCGTCTGCGCCGAGACCGCACCGGCGCGCTGGTCGGAGTGGTACGCGCATGAGCCAGGAGCTTGCGGTATTGGCGCTGGCGACCGCCGAGGACGCGCTCGAAGCGGCGAAGGCCGCGACGGTTCGCGCCATGACTCCTGGCCCGATGGATCTGCGGGGTCCGCAAGGCGACGCCGGACCAGTTGGCCCGCAGGGTCCAGATGGGCCGCGGGGCGACGTGGGGCCGATCGGTCCGCGCGGAGAAACCGGCGAAGCTGGCCGGCGTGGTCCGATGGGACCGCAGGGCACTGCCGGCGATCCTGGCCGCGACGGTCTCGGCATCACCTGGCGCGGCGCGTGGTCCGAGTCCGTCACCTATTTCCGGCAAGACGCCGTCAGCCACGCTGGCGGTTCGTGGATCGCGACCGACACCAACATCGATTCGCCCCCCGGAACCGGTGCCACGTGGAACACCCTGGCCGAACCGGGCAAGGATGGAAAGCCCGGCAAGCCAGGCGACCGCGGCCCGCAGGGACCCGGCGGTGTGTCGATCACCAGTGGCGCTGGCGGTGGCGGTGACGGCGTATCAGATCATGGAGACCTCACCGGTCTCTCGGATGACGATCACAGCCAGTACCACAACGATTCTCGCGGCGATGCACGATACCCACAACGAAGCAACAACCTTTCCGATCTGTCGTCCGTATCGACCGCGAGAACCAACCTGGGGCTGGGAACGGCTGCCACTTCTGCCACCGGAGACTTCGAGTCATCCGGCGCGGTGTCGACGCATGCAGCCCTGACCAGCGGCGTTCATGGGATCAGCGCCTTCGCGGCGACCGTCCTGGATGACACCACCGCAGCAGCGGCACGAACCACGCTCGGACTCGGCACCGCGGCAACCGCGGCAACCGGCGATTTCGACGCCGCTGGCGCCGCCGCCGCTGCCCAGGCCGCGAGCCAACCGCTGGACGCCGACCTGACCGCGATTGCTGGACTGACCAGCGCGGCGAACAAGGGCATCCAGTTCACGGGCAGCGGAACGGCCGGGACCTACGACCTGACCACGGCGGGCAAGGCGCTCCTGGACGACGCGGACGCGTCCGCGCAACGGACCACGCTGGGACTTGGCGGCGCTGCAGTGCTTAGCGTTGGCACCACGGCCGGAACCGTTGCGGCCGGAGACGACGCGCGCCTGAGCGACACCAGGACGCCAACCGATGCCACGGTCACCAGCGCGAAGCTCACCGGCAGCATCACCTTCCCGGCCAGGACCATCCCCAAGGTGGTCGCGCTGACCGATGCCGCGACCATCGCCACTGACGCCTCGCTTGGTAATCACTTCACCGTCACGCTCGCCGGAAATCGCACGCTGGGGAATCCGACCAATCCGGTTGACGGTCAAATGGTCCTTTACGTCATCCGCCAGGATGCGACCGGTTCCAGGACGCTCGCGTTCGGAGCCGACTTCCGCGCGACCACTGACGTGGCGCTGCCGACGTTGAGCACTGCGGCGGCAAAAACAGACTATATCGGCTTCCGTTACAACGGCACCGACAGCAAGTGGGACTGCCTCTCGGTAGTGAAGGGATAATGAACCATGACGCTCATCTCCATCGGCAATTCATGGTCATTCGATCCAGCCACGGACACTTTCAAGAAATTCATCGCGGCATGCCTGGTGGCTGCGAAGGATATCTTGGCCGAGCCCAGCAATACCAGCAACCACGCAAATCGGGTCATCTGGGCGCAAGGGTTGCAGGGCGAGACCGACGAGCTGGTTTTTAAGCGCGTCCACCGCATCATCCGCTTGGCGATTTCCTCCAACGCAGTATTCCAGGCCGACCCAACCGGCCTGACCGACAACGATATCCAGTTCATCGTCAACAGCTTTATCGACGTTGTCGCCACGGGAGCCTGAGCATGGCCACGATCACTCCAAACAAATCGGCGATCTCGGCCGCGACGCTGACCCTGGATTGGGCCACCAGCATCGCGACGAACGCGCAGCGGATCAGCACCGACATCGATCTGCACTCGACGAACAAGATTGGTGTGCTCGCCCTGGCCTTCGAGCTTGGCCGGGTGTCGGCGAGCGCGTTCACCAAAGGCCCGTCTGTACGCCTGGAAGTCAGCCTATTGGCATCTGGCAACGATGCGTGGTACCCGATCTGGACGCCGCAAATGGCGGTCGGCGCGTCCATCAGCGCTACCACCCTGAACGGCGCGGTGTCCGCAGGGGCGACCACGGCAACGCTGACATCGATCACCAACGTCGTCGCCGGTGAATACCTGTACCTGGGCCACACCACGACTCCGGCGAATTACGAATTGATCCGCGTGAAAAGCATCTCCGGCAGCGTGGTGACCTTTGAGGAAGCATGCACCAGCGCGCACGACAACGGCGCAGCAGTGACCAGCCAGGCCGAGCGTGGATGTCAGAGCGTGGACGTGTCCGGGTTCCTGCGCGCCCGCGTCATAGTCGACAACGTCGGTTCTGGCCAGTCGCTGTTCAGCCGCGTAAGCGCCGCACGTCTCGATAGCTACACGTCGGCCTGATATGCCACGGTCGCTACCGTATGTGCTGAACAATCCGTTCCTGGAACAGGCGAACGAGCAGGGGGTTTTGTGGACGCCTCCGCTAGTGCGTCCAGCGGTGTGGCTGGACGCCGCCGATCTAAGCACGATCACCATTGCCACGGGTGTCAGCGAGTGGCGCGACAAGAGCGGGAATGGCTCACACGCCACTCAAGCTACTGCGGCCAATCAACCTGTTTACTCCCAAACCGGCTTCTTTGGCTTGCCGGGAATTACCTTCGACGGGTCGAACGACCAACTGAACATCTCCACCACGCGGATGCAAAACACATCGCACGGCGTGTTTTGGGCGTTCATTCGGCGCGGCGCGGGGTCCACGGGCGATACTTATAAGCCGAGCGTTGGTGTCCTCGCTGGCGGGGGTGACCGTGGCGCGCTGCATTACGTGAAGAACAGTAACAATTTCGGGGCGTCGTATCCGTATTTCGGCGCTCCACTCAACAATAGTTACGACCTCAGTTCTGGCACGGCATACAACAATACCGCCGCGCAGGTCATGGCATTCCAGAGCAACGTGACAGGCTGGGGCGTGTGGCGGAACGGGACGCTGGAAGCAACTACGAGTGGCATTGCTGCGCCGAACACCGCGAACACTGGCTTCACACTCGCGGGTCAAGATAACCCGAACCGGAAATCCAACATCACGATGACCGAGTTCATTCTGCTTGAGACTACAGACAATCTCCGTAGACAGACTGTCGAAGGCTACCTCGCCCATAAGTGGGGCTTGACCGCCAATCTGCCCGCCGCGCACCCGTTCAAGAACCGCCCGCCGCTGATCGGTCCGGTTCGCCAGCGCGTCATGATGCAGGTGCTGTCCGCGGCCGGGGCTGGTGTCGGCGGCACTGTTCGCACTGACCGCATGATGCCATTCTTTTCTGGAGTTGGATGATGCGCCTCAACTTCACCGGATCCGCCCAGATCAAGGCATCAGCCGGCGGACTGCGCCGATTCGCGATGGACGCCTACAACGGCGGCCCGATGCGCTTCGCGTGGTCCAAGGTCCCGGTGGTTGTCGACATCGCCGGCATGGACCTCGGCAACAAGTCGCGGCCGATCCTGCGCGATCACGACGCGCAGCGAATCGTCGGGCACTCCGACCGGATCATCGCCGCAGCCGGATCGCTCCACGTCGAGGGCACCGCCAGCGCGGTCGGCCCCGATGCGCTGGAAGTGGTCGCGGCGGCCGACAACGGATTCCCCTGGCAGGCGTCGATCGGCTGCGACATCCACGACGCGGAAGACGTGGCGCATGGCCAGACCGCGACCGCCAACGGCCAGACCTTCGCCGGCCCCATGATGATCGTGCGATCATCGCGCCTCGGCGAAATCTCATTCGTGGCGCTCGGCGCTGACGATTCAACCATCGCGCGCATGATTGCCGCGAGAACACAACAAACCGTCCACAAGGAGAACCCCATGGACCTGGATACCTGGATCAAATCCCTGGGGTTCGACCCCTCCACCATCACCCCGGAGCAGCGCGCCGCCTTGCAGAAGGCCTACGACGCGATGCCGAAGGAAGACGCGGCCGACGCCGCCAAGGAAGACGCCATGCCCGAGAATGAAACCGAAAAGGCTGTGGCCGCTGCCACCGTCAACCTCCAAGCCAGCCGCAAGCAGCACGCCGATGAAGCGCGCCGCGTGGACGCCATCGCCACCGTGTGCGGCACCAAGCACGCCGACATCAAGGCCAAGGCGATTGAGGAAGGCTGGTCCAAGGACGCGACCGAGCTGGCCGTTCTGAAGGCATCGCGCCCGACCGGCCCGGCCATCCATGTGCATGGTGGTGAGTCGATCACCGGCCCCGTGATCGAGGCCGCGATTCTCCAGGCCGCCCGCGTGCCTGGCCTGAACGAGACCCACGACGCCAAGGTGCTCGAAGCCGCGCACCGCCGATTCAAGGGCCGTCTCGGCTTGCAGGAACTCCTGCTCGAAGCCGCGTGGGCCAACGGCTACACCGGCCGCAGCTTCCGCCAGGATCCGCGCGGCGTGCTCCGCGCCGCGTTCGACATCCAGGCCGCCGGATTCAGCAACGCCGACATCAGCGGCATCCTGTCGAACACCGCGAACAAGTTCCTCCTCGACGGCTTCATGTCCGTTGAGCAGGCCTGGCGCGAGATCAGCAGCGTCCGCCCGGTCAGCGACTTCAAGACCACCACCGCATACCGCCTGATCGGCGACGACCAGTACGCCGAGGTGGGCCCCGGCGGCGACATCGAGCACGGCACCCTCGGCGAGCTGGAATACACCAACCGCGCCAAGACCTTCGCCAAGATGCTGTCGATCACCCGCCAGGACATGATCAACGACGATCTGGGCGCCATGACCACGGTCCCGAAGAAGCTCGGCCGCGGCGCCGCGCTCAAGTTGAACAGCGTGTTCTGGACCGCGTACCTCGACAACTCGTCGTTCTTCACCACCGGCCGCGGAAACGCCTTCGTGGGCGCCACGCTGTCGCTGCTGACGATCGACGGACTGACCGAGGCCGAGCGCCTGTTCCGACTCCAGACCGATCCCGAGGGGCAGCCGCTGGGCCTGATGCCCAAGGTCCTGCTGGTGCCCGTGGCGCTGGCCGCCAAGGGCTCGGCGCTGATGACCTCGACCGAGATCCGCGACACCACCGCGAGCACCAAGGCGCCGGTGGGCAACCCGTTCGCCGGCCGGTTCAAGCTGGTGTCCTCGGCCTACATGAGCAACACTTCGTTCACCGGCGCATCGGCGCTGGCGTGGTACCTCCTGTCCGATCCGGCCGACCTGGCGGTGATCGAGACCGTGTTCCTCAACGGCCAGGAATCGCCGACGGTCGAGACCGCGGAAGCCGACTTCAGCACCCTGGGCATCCAGATGCGCGGCTACCACGATTTCGGCGTGTCGAAGCAGGAATACCGCGCAGGCGTCCGCGCCAAGGGCGAAGCCTGAGCAATCGCCACCCTCTGTGCGGCGAGCGTTTCGCCGCATAGGGGACGGCATCCAACCATCATTCAAGGGAACCAACCATGGCTGAAGCCATTTTCAAACAGGACCACGGGAAGCAGATCTACACCCCCGGCAGCGCATCGCTCGCCGGTGAGGTCATCCAGCTTTCCGACCAGCGCGCGGCGGTCGTCGTCAGCGAACTGGAAGCATCGCAGCGCGGCGCCGTGTACACGCATGGCGTGTTCGACGTCCTCGCCGCCACCGGCGTCACCTTCGTGATCGGCGAAACCGTCTTCTGGGACGTGTCCGCCAACACCGCCATCAACAGCGCCAGCACCGCGCTGGCTGACTTCGCCATCGGCTCGGCGGTCGCCGCCAAGGTCAGCGGCGAGCTGGTCGTTCGCGTCGACCTCAACGCGCACCTGGCGCGCAACAAGGTGCTCGCGACGGCTGCGGCCATCACCCTGACCGCGGCCGATCTAGGCGCCACGGTCTACGGCGACACCCAGGCCGGCGCGTTCTCGATCACCCTGCCCACCGCGGCATCATGCATCGGCGGCCGGTTCACGTTCGTCCGCGCCGGCACCGGCACTAATGCGCTGACGCTGGACGGCGACGCGTCGGAGACCATCGATGGCAGCACGACCGTGGCGACCATGGATGCCGCTCGCGACACGCTGACCATCGAGAGCAACGGCACCGCGTGGTTCATCGTCGCGGCCCGCCTCGCCTGAAGATTCGGATCCGGAACTAGCCGGGGGACGATCGCGAGATTTCGCCTATCGCCCCCGGCAGTTCCCCCGGGATGCCCATGGCCTCATCGTTCGCAACCTACTTCAACGAACGCGCCCGCCCGGTCCTGCACCGGACGCACGCGGAGGTTGTCGTCATTCGCAACGAGGTCGCCGGGGATACCGAGGTGTCCGGCGTCTGGAAGCGTGCGCTCCCGGACGGCGGAACCGAGGCCGATGGGCTAGGGCTCCAGGCCTACGACGGCATGGCAACGCTGGTCGTGAAACTCGAAGACATGCCGACACCTCCACTGGTCGGCGACGAGATCATCCGCGAGGATGAAACATGGACGTTGCGCCACGCCGAGCGGCAAGACGAATGGACGTGGATTCTGCACCTGTCGCGCCCGCGCGATGACCAGGTCATGCCGGCACGGATGCGCACATGACCGCGCTGGGCATGATCGCATGTCCGCTGGCGTCGCTCGCCGACATGCTGGCCGGATCGTCCGCGTTCCAGGCGTGGACCGGGACCGACGCGGCCACCGCGCAGTACCGCGCCCACATCGTCACCATCCCACGTTCCGCGACGGCGCCGCTCGCCCTGGTCGATTTCGGGGATTGGGCGCGCGACCGGCTTCACATCCAGCCCGGACGCGTGTTCGAGCAACGCGCCACCTCCGCGGTCCTGCTGTATTTCCGTGCCCCTGTCCCTGACGGTCCGCCGCTCGGCCTCGACCTGTCGCGGTACGCCGACGATGATAAGCGCGCCGTTCTCGAATTTTGCCACCACGTTTCCCTGGTCCTGGCCGACCTCGAAGCGGTCGCCGCGACCATGAGCCCGGACCGCTTGGCGTTCCGCTCCATCGAAATGGTGGCCGCGCCCACGCGCATCGTCGCCGAGAAGCGCGATGCCCGAGGCGACTACTTCGAGACCGCGTTCTCGCTTGGCTACACCCGATCGCCCGTGGTGACGGTATGAGCATCGCCGAAGTCCGCATTGAGGGGCACGCCCAGCTCATCACCCAGCTGCGCGCACTGGCCGGCCCGGACCTGCGCCGCCTGGCCAAGCGGGTGTCCAGCACCGCCATGGCCCCGGTCCTCGCTGCGGCAAAGAGCCTGACCCCGGTCGATTCCGGCCGGTTGGCCGCGTCGATCGGCAAGCTGGCCACGCAGAACCGGGCGAAGACGTCGTTCGGATCCAGAGTCGGCACGCGCCCGAACTACACCTACAAGACCACCAGCGGAGAGCGCATGGTCAGCGGGTCAAAGAAGTTCCGCGAGAAGCACCAGGGCCGCAAGCTGACGACGGTCTCTGCGCAGCAGTACGCGCGCCTGATCGAGTTCGGCCAATCGAAGGACGGCAAATGGAAGCGGCGTGCCGGCCCGGTCCATTTCCTTGAGACCGCGATCCGATCGAACCAGTCCAGAATAATCACCACCATCGGCGCAGAATTGCGCGCCTACCTCACTCAACGAAAGGCCAACCCATGACCACCGTAGCCCTCGAAGGTACCGGAGCGACGATCGCGTTCTCCGTCTCGTCCTTCGTCGCCGACCTCATTTCCCTGACGCTGCCGGAGGAAACGGTCGCCGTCCTGGATACCACGCATCTCGGCACCACCGTGGCCAAGACCGCGAAGCCGGCGACGCTGATCAGCCACGGCGACATCTCGGCCGAGTTCGACCACGTCCCGGGCATCGGCCGGCTGACCCGCGTGCAGCAGACGTTCACCATCGCATGGCCGCTGCGCACCGGCGAATCGACGCCCTACAAGCGAGTTTATACCGGCTTCGTGAAGACGCAGGGCGGCGAGGAAATGAAGACCGACACCAAGATGGTCACCAAGGTGACGATCCAGGTGTCCGGCGACTTCTCCGAGATCGCCGCGACCTGATCAGCTCAACCACCACCTGAACCAAGGAATCCACCATGGCCGCCCTCTCCATCACCGTCGCCGAAGTCCAGCCGGGCACGACCGGCGCCGAGTTCTTCGACGGCATCGCCGGTGCCACGATCACCGCCGGTCAACCCTGCTACCTCGATGCCTCGACCAACACGATCAAGCTGGCCGACGCCGACGCCTCGGCGGCCACCGCCCAGGTCCGCGGCCTCGCCTGCCACGGCTCCCTGTCCGGCCAGCCGATCCGGCTGCAAACCGCCGGGGACTTCACCGTGGGCGCCACCGCCGCTCCAGCGGTCGGCGTGATCTACGCGCTGGGCGCCACCGCCGGCAGCATCGTCCCAACCGCCGACCTCGCCAACCCGGTCCGCGTGTCGATCCTCGGCACCGGAAAATCAACCGGCGTGATCGCGCTGAAGATCGTGAACACCGGCATCGTGAAGGCCTGACATGATTACCCGCGAACGCTTCCTGGCCGCCGCATCGGACATCCGCCCCAAGGCCATCGAGGTCAAGGCACTGGGCGGGACGGTCTACATCCGACCCGTCACCCTGGCGATGATGGCAGGATTCAGCGGCGACAAGCTGGACCCGGCGATGCGAATGCTCATCTCGTGCGTCTGCGACGAGAAGGGCGCAGCGCTGTTCTCCGAGGCGGACGCTACCGAGTTGGGCGGCCTGTCGCGGGCGATCGTCGAGCCGATCATCTCGGAGATCAACAAGATGTCCGGAGTCGATGAAAAGGCGGTGGAGGACGCGGTAAAAAAATAGAGGGCGACCCGGTCCTGCGCCTCGCGCACCGCCTGGCGCGGGACCTCGGGATGATGGTCGCCGACCTGATCGACCGCATGACGTGGCCGGAATTTGTGAACTGGATGGCGTTCTACACCTGGGAGAACGATCAGGCTACGCCGCCGGCCAAGCGAAGGATTCGCCCGAAGACGAAGGAACAGGCGGCGAACGCCCTCGATGCACTGTTCGGAGTGAAGCGACCAGCGAAGCGATGACATGGCCACGAACCTGACCCGCCTGAATGTTGCGCTGACGATGTCCGTGGGGGCATTCGTCTCCGCGTCGCGGTCCGCCACATCTGCGGTCAAGAGCCTTGGCGAAGGCATCAAGTCGCCGCTACTCTCGCCGCTGACCGCGGTCGCCGGGCTGCTGTCGACTGGCGCGATCGTCGCCGGGCTCAAGTCCAGCGCGGACCGCATCGACGCACTGGCAAAATCGGCCGACCGCCTGGGCATCTCCACCGAGGCATTCGCCGGCCTGACGCACGCCGCCGAGCTGAGCGGCGCCAGCGCCGAGGCGATGGTCAGCGGGATGGAGAAGCTGACCAAGAAAATCCAGGAGGCCGCCAGCGGCAGCGCCGAGGCGAAAAAATCGCTCGATGCCCTGGGTCTGTCCGCCTACCAGCTTTCGACGCTGCGGGCCGATGAGCAGTTCGCGAAGGTGTCCGACGCACTCAACGAAATGGGCAGCGCCGGAGAGCGCACCGCCGCGGCAATGGACCTGTTTGGCAAGGGCGGCGGCGCCCTGCTCAATGTCACCGCGCTTGGATCGGCAGGGCTGAAGGACATGGCGGCCGACGCCGAGGCGCTGGGCCTCGCGACGACCCGCGCCAACGCCGCGCAGGTTGAAGCCGCCAACGACGCCATGAGCCGGGCCGGCGAATCAATCAAGGGCCTGTTCGACACGGCGATGGTGGCCATGGCTCCGTTCGTGAAGGCCGCTGCCGATGGCTTCGTCGACCTGGTCAAGCGGGTCCGCGATTGGGGGTTCAGCGTCGAATCCGTTGGCAATTTCATCAAGCATGCATTCGCGTTCATCGCCGACGCGTGGCAAGTGGTGATGATCGGGTTCAAATATGGCAAGGTCGCCGTCGCCAGCATTGGCCAATCGTTCTGGGCTGTGGCCGATGAGGGTGCGCGGGCGTTCTCGATCATCGGGCAATTCGTGTGGAACTGGAACCGAGCCACATGGGAAACGGCCAAGGCGGTCGGCGAAGTGTTCGCCGTGCTGTGGAATGGCGTCAAGTGGGCTGCGCTCAAGTCATTCTCACTGATCGGCGAGAAGTTCGCGGACCTGCTATTCCTGATGAGCGACGGAGCCCGCGCCGCTGGCCTGGACATCGCCGGTGAACTGACGACGGCTGCGCATGCGGTCGGAAGGTCCGCGGCTGCGGCGTCCGCGAAGGCCAGCGCCGACATTGGCCAGTCGATGAACGACCTGGTCAACCAGGCCGCGAACGCCAAGGACGCGTGGAAGAACCTATTCGTCATCGACACCGGATACGTGGATTCCATCCATCGCGTCCGCGAGACCGCAAGCAATTTCGCCGAGCAATCGCGCGGCGAACTGCGCGAGGCGATCAACGCCCCGTGGAACTCCGCTCTGGTCTACCAGTGGGGCGACGCGGTCCAGGCCAACGCGCAGAAGGCGGGCAAGGCCGTGGCCGACGCCAAGGCGATCGCCAATGCGCCGGCCACACCGATCATCGACACATCAGCGATGGACAAGGCGCTGTCCGGCATGCTCGCCGAGAACGATCCGGAATTTGCCGAGATCGCCAAGCACGAGCAGAAGCTTCAGAAAATGGCGGAGCTGACGCAGTACTACGACGACATCGGCCAGTCCCGATCGGCTGAGCTGGCGGCGGCGGCCGAGGCCGAGGAGCAGCGCCACCAGAACGCGATGGTCGACATCCAGTTGCAGCGATACCAGCGGCTGACCGGCGGCGCGTCGTCATTCTTCGCCAACCTGTCCAGCCTGCAAAACACGCACAGCAAGGCGGCGCGCGCCGCCGGCAAGATCGCCGCCAAGGGCAAGATCGTCATGGATACGGCGTCGGCGGCCATGGGCGCCTACAGCGCGATGGCGTCGATCCCGTTCATCGGCCCCGCGCTGGGCATCGCCGCTGCGGCCGCGGCCGTGGTCGCCGGATCGGTCCAGCTCGCCAACGTCGACAAGTCGGACTCCGGATCGATCGGCGGGTCAGCGGCGCCCGATGTGTCCACCAGCAATATCGGCGGCATCTCTGCGCCCGCGCAGACCGGGCAGACGCTGCTGCTGCAAGGCGACAGCTTCTCCGCGGAATCGCTGGTCCGCCTGTTCGACGAGGCCCGCGAGCGCGGCATAACGATCGGCGGGGTGCGCCGTGCCTGACGTCCTGACCATCACCGACACATCGACCTACCCGCGCATCGCCTGGGATTCCGCGCTGGACGGTGCGACGCTGACCGGCGCCGACAGCCTGGCCAGCGCTGCCACGGAATCCGACGGCCTGGTGGACCACGTCGCCGACTGGACGCCATGGACCTTCTGGCGTCCGGTCGGCACCGGACCGTTCTCGATTACGGCCGTCCTCGACGGATCGCACACCGTCACCGGTTTCGCCCTGGCCGGGCACGACGCCAGCGGCACCGTGGCCATGGACACCTGGGACGGCGCGGCATGGGTCGAGCTCGCCGCGGTCAGCGCGGCCGGCGATGGGTCGTGCATCTACCTGACCGGCGACGCGATCGCGACCACCAAGCTCCGCTTCCGGTTCGCCACGATCACCTACCTGGCGGTCCTGTGGGCCGGCGAGGACATGGTGCTCCCCGAAGGCGTCGGACCTGGCTGGACCGATCCGCTCCTGGCCCTGCGCGCCGTGACCAAGCCGGAGCAGAGCCGGGACGGCGTCTGGCTGGGAACGACCGTGGAGCAGTGGAACGCCCGGCTGTCGCTGGATGTGAAGAACGTGCAGGACACGTGGGCGCGCGACTACTGGATCCCGTTCCTGCGCGCGTGCAGTTCGCGTCCGTTCTTCCTGCACTGGAACAACGTCGACTGGCCGTCCAGCGCATGCCTCTGCACGAAGGCCGACTTCGGCGGGACCGCATTCACCGGACGCGGATTCGTCGACATCTCCGTGGCGTTCGACGCTGACCCCGGTCTCGATCGACGGATGACCACGGACGACGACCTGCCGGCCCTGCTCACCGAAGACGCCAGCGGCGCTCTGCTCCTGGAAGGATGACCCATGGTCGACGGCTCCAAGCTCACGGATCTGGACGCGCTGCCGACCGACTCGGCGACGACCGACAAGGTGTACATCGTCCGCGCTGGCGCATCGTACTACGCGCTCATTTCGCAGCTTGCATTCCTGCCGAAAATCTCTGGCGGATTTACGGTGTCATATCCGGCACTGGTGGCCAATGACACGCTGGCGTTCCTGGGCATGCCGAACGCGTTCACCAGCACCACCGAGGCAACTGCGGTCGGCTCCGCTGCCATCACCATTGCCGGCGGCCTCGGCGTCGCCAAGCGAAGCTTTCTCGGAACGATCGGCGCCACCTTCAAGGGCAACGTGCTGGCCGGCGTGCAGGACGCCACGGCGGCGGTGTCCGGTCAGGTCGGCGAAACGCTGACCGGCGCACAGAGCACTCCCACCAACTACACCACGACCGCGACCTACCAGCAGATCGCCACTGTCAGCCTCACGCCCGGCGATTGGGAAATCACCGCGACGATCACGCTCATCGCCAACGGCGCGACTCTCACCGCGACCGCAAACGCCATCGGCGTGATCGGCGGCACCACGGCCAGCGCGGCCGGCGTCACCGAGGGTAGCGGGGACATCGGGTACATTTCGCAGGTCATCAACAACACCAGCGGCATGCAGACGATCACGCTGTCTAAGCGTGTGACGATCAGCTCGACCACGTCCTACTTCCTCAATTCGCAGGCGACTTTCAGCGCCGGCAACCCGCAATTCGTCGGGTCGATCACCGCGCGGCGGATGCGATGACCTGGGCGGCGCACGCAGCACTCACCGAGCGCACGCCGTGCATCGTCGTCGAGGTCGATCTGGACTACTACGACGATGGCCCGGACGCAGTCGCCGCGACAAACGACGACGCGTCGCTGTGCTACCGTACGCCGCACACCACGGACCAGGACGGCCAGGCGTTCACGCTGACCACCAAGACGCGCCGGTGGATGACCAAGACCACACGTCCCATCCCTGAACTCGGCGCCATCCCGTGCCTCAGCTCTGCGAAGATCGCGGCAGAGGAGGCGAAGATCGGCAAGGGCCTGGCGTTCTTCGGCCAGGTCACCATCGAGCTTCAGGACTTCACCGACGATGACCGCCGGGAAGATCCGTTCTATTCCGACGCCAGCCGCGCCAGCATCGACCACTCAGCGGGAACCTACTTCTCCAAGCTGATGGCGCGCAACCCCTACTGGACTGGCCGGAAAATCCGCGTGATCGAAGGGTGGGCCACCGACAACGTCTGGCACGCCGCGGACGCGATCACGCACACCTATTTCATCCGCGACGTGCAGGGTCCGAGCGGCGGCCGCTTCAAGATCACCGCGGCCGGTCCGCTGCAATTGGTCAACCTGGGCAACCGCGAAGTACCTGCTCCAAGCGAAGGGAAGCTGGCTGCGGCGATCTCGTCCGGCGCCGCGTCGTTCGCGCTGTCAGATGCGGTCGTCGCCGAGGATTACCCGTCAGCGTCGTTCTACCTGCGCATCGCCGACGAGGTGATGCTTTGCACCAGCCGATCCGGAGTCACGTTCAACGTCGACCGCGCGAAATACAACACGATCGCCGACGCGCACGCCGAGGGCGATGGCGTCCAGCTCTGCGCGGTCTACGAGGACCAGAACGTCACCGACATCATCGCCGACCTGCTGACCACCTACGGCGGCGTCGCATCGGAATACCTGGCGCTGTCCGAGTGGGCCGATGAGCAGGCCGTATTCCTGTCGCTCTACGTCCTGTCGGGGATCGTCAGCAAGCCGACCCAGGTCATGGACGTGGTCCAGTCCATCCTGGAATCGTCGGCCGCCATAATGTGGTGGGACGACGACCGCGGGCAGGTCCGCCTTCGCGCGGTGCGCCCGTCCGCCACCGTGATGGGCACATGGGGCGACCGGTTCCACCTGCTGTCGCCACCCGAGGTCAAGCGCGACATGACCGGACGCGTGTCCCGCTGCGACGTGGCGATAGACCTGCGCAGCGCCGACCTGGATCCCAAGGAGCTGGCGTCCTACCGCTACCGTCTTGTGGGGACATCGCTTGGCGAATCAGCTACCGAGCACGGATCCGAGCAGGTCCAGGTCATCGCCACGCAGTGGCTCAGCGTCGACCAGATCGCACTGGCCTCGCGCGCATCCGCGCAGATCACCGCCCAGCTTCGCGACGGACGCCAGACCATCGTCGTCGAGGTCGCAGCGAAGGACGCGCGCCGCGTTATCGGCGACACCATCGACGTCAAGTCCCGCGACATCGTCGACCGCACCGGGCAGCCCGACGTCACGCGGTGCATCGTGATCAAGCGTGAGGCCATCGTGCCTGGCGCGCGGTACCGCTACACGCTGGAAATCGTTCCATTCAATGGGCGGTACGCCTATTTCACCGCGAATGACTGCCCCATTTATTCACTGGCCAGCACGACCGAGCGCGATCCCGGAGGATTCTTCTCCGACGGCGATGGCGGCGGACTCGGCGGCGATCCTCCTTATGCGTTCGGGTGATCAATGACCACTCCATGGACTGAAGTTGCGGACCCATCATCCGAGTTCGCGGTCGGCGCGCCGCTCAAGAGCGAGCATGGATTGATCTGGTACAAAAACCCGATTGCCATAGCTGAGGGCGCCGACGGTGCTCCTAGGTCGTCCACCAGAAGTATTCATCCCGGCGGCAGCGAATTGGACGGAGTGCTGACCAACGCCACGTCCATATCGACCGCCGGCATCTACGACCTGACGTCATTCACCCGCAGTTCAGCGCTATCCCTTCCGTTCGCTACGGTCCTGCGGGTGAACGGGAATCTTTCGCTGTCATCGACGATCACCGTGGCGACGCACACCGCCGGTGATGCGCTGTTCGGCCAGATGCTGGGCTGTGTCTCCGGAGGAAACGGCGTCGGGGATGGCGGCGGCGGATCGGCATCGCAGGGCGGTGCCGGCAGCGGTACCGCCGGGGCCGGTCTCCAGTCGACGTTTGCTGGCGGCCGGCACCTGTGGGCGTTCCTGCGCATGCTCCTCGGAGGCGTCAGCGGAGCGGGTACGAATGGCGGCGGCGGTCTACTGCTCATCGTGCACGGCAACGCTGACTTCACGGGCGGGACGATCAACGCCAATGGATCGGACGGCGCCGGCAATGGCGGCGGCGGCGCCGGATCGATCACGGTCATCGCCACTGGCACGATCACCGGCGGGACATTCAACGCGAAGGGCGGCACCGCGACCGGATCGGCAGGACCTGGCGGCGGCGGGCTCATCCAATTGGTCGCGTCGGCCTTCTCAGGAACGCAGACAACATCCGTAATCGCCGGCACCGGCGGCGCAGGCGGCGCACAGCCGGGCCTGGCCACGTCGTCCACGCTGACCGATGCGCAGATCAACGCGCTGGTGACGAGGTGATCCATGGCCGCTGAACTCGTCAGCAACACCGTGGTCGACCAGCACGGCCAGCCGGTCGCGTCAGCGCTGGTGACGATCCGCGACGCGTCCGGCGCTCTGGTGACGATCCCCGGAGAAAGCAACCCGGTGGTGACCGATTCGGTCGGGTATTGGGAAGCGCTGCTGGATCCAGGTACCTATTCGCTCGTCATCAGCAAGGGCGACGACTACATAAGCCGGACGGAATCGGTCTGCGTCGGGTCGAGCGCAGACGGCGCTCTGACCGCCACGTCCGTATTCCGCATACGCCAGCGATTCATCGTCAGCCCGTCGATGGAATCGGACGTTCCGGCAACCGCCGTGTTCAGGGATCGAGTCCGATTCATCGCAAGCCCAACCATAGCCTAAAGGAAACGCATGTCATTTTCATGGACCATGTCCACGGCGCGCAGCTACACCATCGCCGGGGCGAACGCCACCATCGACGAATTGCTGCAAGGGATCAACGACCTGGTCGTGGCCGAGGCGACGTTGTGGGAAGTCTCGCAACTATCGATCGTCAACCATACCCTGGAACTCAAGCGCAAGGTCAGCGGATCGCCGGCCGGTGAATACGCCAGCGTGCGTATCCTGTTCTTCGGATCGTCCTCGCCGAACAGCGCTGCGCTGATCCCAGTCGGCGCATCGCCGGCAGCGAATACGCTCTACTGCTGCATGTCGATCGACGCAGCGACCACCGGACCAGGAACGCTGCCCACCGCGGGCGCCCCGTACGCCACCAAGTTCCTACAGGGCGATGTCGTGTGCACGTCGTCCCACTTCGCCGCCGCGAGCCTTCCGCGCATCACGCTGATGGAATCGACCGAGGGAATCTGCTTTTGCTTCAACATGGTGAACTCCACGAACATCGCGAGCACGATGTCGGGGAAGTTGCTGATCACCGGATCCGATAGCTCCTACAAGTGGTGCAACATCACATCCGGCGGCGTGTTCTCGTCGGCCGGATTCCCCTCGACGATCATGGCCGCGCAGGCGCCATTCTGGGTGCCGGCCTACTACGATGGTTCATCCGTGGCCGGGAAGCCGTCGTATTACACCGGGTCGTCGGTCCGCCAGTTCGGCCGCATGCACACCTCTATCGCTGCCGCAGTGGTCGACTTCGCGCATGGCGTGAGCGGTGCCACATGCGCGCTCGCCGACATCCTCGTGTGCGAATCGGCTCAGGCGAATACGCAAACCGAGGCCGTCTACGGAAAGCTGCGCCAGATCAAATTGGGTCCGGTCGCCTCGCACCGCCAGGCCATGACCACCACCGGACCGGTCACGGTCGCGCGCAATTTCCACGGATCGTCGACCGCTGGCGTCGGCATCTGGTTCGATGAAACGGAGTGACCATGGACGCTTCCATCACATCCACTCACATCTGGGCCGCTGCCGGATCAACGTGCATCATTCTCACCGGAGCCCTTGGAACGGTGTTCAAGCTGCTCCAAGGATCCTGGGAACGGCGCGTGAAGTCCCTGGAGAATGCCGCCAAGGAAGACCGCGAGCGAGCGAAGGAGGAACGCGAACGGTGTGCTGCGACATATGCCGACATCGCAAAGAGATTGCGCGATACTGAGGACATTCGGTATAGCGACAGCGTTGCCGCGAATCGCGAAATGGTTGCAGCGCTAAGGGAATCGACGCAGGCCAACCGGGAAATGGCTGTTGGGGTCCATGAAATAGTCAAGGCGTCTGGACGATGCGCCCGCGTGGTAGAGCTTATTTCCCAGGCCTACGGCATTCAGATCGCCGCGCGATCGGCAGAGCCGGCCGCCCGCAAGGACGAGTCGTCGCAGGAGTTCATCCTTCCGCAGCCGGCGGAGAAATTCACGACGCACCGCCACGGGCAGGACGGTGGCCGATGAGGGCGCTCATCCTCGCCTGTTCGCTGCTGCTGACCGGCTGCGGCCTCGTCGAGGTCCGCGAGCCCGAGGCGGTGGCGACGCTGCGCCAGGAGATCCAGGCAGCGACCAGCGCCAGGGCTGATGCCGAGCTCCAGGCAGACGCGGCGATCCGCACCAGCGCGCAGGCCAGGGAGGCTGAGGCTAGGGCCAGGCAGGAGCGGGATGCGGCGCGCGAGATCGCCGACGAGAAGGACGGCGAGGTGCGCCGGCTCGACCGCCTGGCCAACGAGTTGCGCAACCAGGAAATCGCCGCTGGCATCCGCCGCGCGTCCTGGTGGTCGATCGCTGCCGGCGGGCTGGCGCTGGTGGCCGGGATCGCGCTGGCCATCTGGCTGCACGCGCCCTATGCGCTGCGCCTGGCTGGCAGCGGAGCGGCCGTGGTCGTGGTCGGGCTGGTCGGCCTCTGGATCGCGCCGCACTGGCTGTGGGTGGCATGGGTGGCCGGCGCGCTTGCCGTGCTCGCCGCGCTGGTGGTCGCCGCGCGGGCGTACCTGCACCAGCAACGCGCGCTGTCCCTCACCGCCGGGCTCGCCGACGACCTGGAGGCGGCGCAGGACGGTGCCGCCGCGGTTGCCGCGAAGCTCAAGGCCCGGGCCGCGCAGGAGGCGGCCGGCGTCCGTCGCCTGATCCAGCGGGTGCGCGGCAAGAGTTGACACGCGATTACAATACCATAGCGTCAGCGCACCTGACCGTGCATCAGGCGGCACCGAGGACCCCGGCTGGATTGAACCGCCGGGGTTTTTCGTTTCACGGCGCGCCCTCCGCCCACCTATCCAGCACATGCCCCAGCCCCTCGCCAGTGCGCCGGGCTGCCTTGATGGCCATCGCGGTTTCCGGCTTGACGGTCGCGCCGATGTGGACGCGCTTGTCCTTGCGCGGGATGGGCGGGCGGCCCATCTTGGGTTTCTGTTTGCGTGGCATGGGGACTCCTGGGGTGGGTGGTCAAGGGCCAAGGTGGTTGAAATGTTCTTCGCGCGCGCGCCAATGGTACAGCTCGCCAAGGATTGCAATCCGGTCCGCCTTCGTGATCTCGTGCTCAACCAGATTGATAGCCTCGCTGGTCAATACGGCATTTTGCACGGCATCTGCCGACCTCAGGTGGTTCAGGATTGCTTGCAGTGCGGCGCGGTGTGGGTTAGTGCTCATGGGCCTGATCCTTGAGAAAGTTGCGAGCCATCTCAACCAGATTTGAGTCGTGGTTGATGCACTGCGGCTGGCCATCCTCCTTCGCCATGTCGGCGCACCTGACCAGGAGGTTCAATATGCCAAGGGCCACTCGCATCTGGTCAAGCCTGTCTGCCGCCTTGACGATGCACGGCACGCGGTTGTCTCCGAATGTCCCCATGTCTCCGGCCATCCCGCGAAGGGCGCAGGCGTGGTAAAAGAGATCAGCGGAGTTCACTGGATTCCCCCATGCCCGGCTCCCGGAGCATTTCCAGAAGGCCCGGGACCGAAACGATCCACTCAGCACATCTGCGCCACTCGCGATCGTTCCGGTTGTTCTTGCCATTCCGCGCCCTGGCTTCCGCTGGCGTGAAGTGGCCCCAGGTCATGCGGTCCTGCCCGCGCCTCTGGTCAATGGCGCGCTGCCGCCTCAGGAAGCGCTGCCGGTTGCGGGTTCGTTGTCGTGGGGTCATGCGATCCTCTGTGGTTTAGGCGTTGTGCTCGTGGCCGGATCCGTTGCAGTGGAAGCAGATGCCGCCGCAGCGGTGATGGAAGCAGGAGAGGTTGCCCTTGCCGCGGCAGCGGTGGCAGGGGACGGGCTTGTGCTCGGGCTTGATGGAGGCGCGGACGGCAGCGTCCTCGGCGTCGAGCTTCGCGCGGTAGGCGGGATCATCCAGGCGCTTGGCGGCTGCGATGAAGGCTTCCAGGGTCAGTTCCGCGTTGCTCATGCTAGAATCCTACTATTGGTTTAACGGATAGTCAAGCGCCTTATCCGACAAACTGCACCCGGCGCGCGCGGGCCATCTTGGGCGACTGGCGGAACATGCCGGCCAGGCGGCAGGCGTTGAGCGGGGCGAGGGCTGACAGGGCAAAGAGGGCGAGGGACATGGGATCCCTTTCTTAGTTGGTCAATCATGCTCCACGTTTGACGCAAGCGCAAGGGCAATTGTCCCATTGACGGGACAAGGTAGTGGCGTATGGTTCCGCCAAGGAGAACCAATGGCCTTCCGCGCCGGAACCATGCCACCGACTTGCAAGTGTCTAACTTGCCATCGCACCTACCACCAGGACAGGAAACGACCGCAGAGCACGCGCGAGTACTGCTCGCTGTCGTGCTTCGAGCGACGAGTCCATAACCGACTTGACAATCTGGTGCGGTATGCTCAGTGAATACCGAGCCAACATCGCCGCAAAGCAATGGACCGCGCCGGCAGCAGGATTCGATCCGACCGTAGTCCCATCCCAGCTATTCGACTGGCAGCGCGCAGTCCTGCGATGGGCGTGCAAGAAGGGGCGCGCTGCACTGTTCGAGGACTGCGGCCTGGGCAAGACCATTCAGCAGATCGCATGGGCCGAGAACGTGCGAGTCCACACGGGCGGAAGCGTGCTGATCCTGGCGCCGTTGGCGGTTGCTGACCAGACCGTCCGAGAGGGCGGCAAGATCGGGATCGAAGTCCGGCACATCCGCGAAGTGTCCGAGATTGACGGCGAGCCGCGGATCTACGTCACCAACTACGACCGACTCCATCGGTTCACTGAACGGATGTGGGGCGGCGTTGTGCTTGACGAGTCGTCGATCATCAAGAGCTACAACGGCAGCACTCGCAACCTGATCATTGAGACATTTTCCCGCACGGATTACCGGCTGGCATGCACGGCGACGCCATCGCCGAACGACCACACGGAGCTTGGCAATCACGCGGAGTTCCTGGGCGTGATGACGAGAACGGAAATGCTGGCGTCGTTCTTCGTCCATGACGGCGCGGAGACCAGCGTATGGCGGTTGAAGGGTCACGCGCAGCGGGATTTCTGGCAGTGGGTCGCAGGCTGGGCGATCATGATGCGGACGCCAGCGGACATCGGATTCAGATCCGATGGGTACGTGCTGCCAGAATTGAAGATCATCCGCCACGTCATCGCGTCAGGAATTGAGACGCCAGACACGATCTTCGCCATGCCAGCGCAGACCCTGTCGGAACAGCGCGCAGCGCGACGCATGACCATGCAGAAGCGAGTCGACATGGCGGCAGCCCTGGCATCAGTCGATGGCCCGTGCCTGGTCTGGTGCGAGATGAACGATGAGGGAGACATGCTGGAGGAATCTATCGAAGGATCAGTCCAGGTTGCCGGCGCCAATGACGAAGACGAGAAGTCATCGCGCATGATGGGATTCGCGGACGGCATCCACCGGTGCCTGGTCACCAAGCCCAAACTGGCCGGATTCGGCATGAACTGGCAGCACTGCAATCGCATGGTTTTTGTCGGCCTTTCTCACAGTTACGAGCAATTCTATCAGGCAGTAAGGCGATGCTGGCGATTTGGGCAATCCCGCCCGGTCGAGGCGCACATCATCACCACAGACATCGAAAGCGAGATCATGGACAACATAGACCGGAAACAGGCGGAAGCGGATGCGATGACATCCGGGATGGTTGAGCACATGGCAGAGATTACCAAGGCCGAGATTGTCGGCACCGATCGGCAGGAAGACGAGTACCGCACCGCGACCGTTGGCGAATCACAGTGGACTGCCAACCTCGGCGACTGCGTAGAAGGCATCAGTAAATTGCCCAACGAATCCGTGCATTACTCAGTGTTTTCCCCTCCGTTTGCGTCGCTCTACACCTACAGCAATTCCCCATTTGATATGGGCAACTGCAAGGATCACGGAGAGTTCTTCCGGCAATTCGTATACCTGACTCGCGAGCTATTCCGAGTGATCAAGACCGGCCGGCTGGTGTCGTTCCACTGCATGAACCTGCCGACCAGCAAGGAGCGGGATGGGTTCATCGGAATCGTTGACTTTCGCGGCATTCTGATCAGGGCGTTTCAGGATGCCGGGTTCATCTTCCACTCAGAGGTCTGCATCTGGAAGGATCCGGTGACGGCGATGCAGCGGACGAAGGCTCTCGGGCTTCTGCACAAGACGATACGCAAGGACTCCGCTATGTCACGACAGGGCATCGCCGACTATCTGGTGACGATGCGCAAGCCTGGCCTGAACCCGGAGCCAATCCCGCACTCTGACGATCTGCCGGTCAGTTTGTGGCAGCGGTATGCCTCGCCTGTCTGGATGGACATCAGGCCAAGCGACACGTTGCAGAAGGAGTCGGCCAGGGAAGAGAACGACGAGCGGCACATCTGCCCGTTGCAACTTGGCGTGATCGAAAGGTGCATCCACCTGTGGAGCAACCCCGGCGATCTTGTGCTTTCCCCGTTTATGGGCATCGGATCGGAGGGGTACATGGCACTGAAGATGGGCCGGAGGTTTGTCGGGTTCGAGCTGAAGTCGTCCTATTACCAGCAAGCCGTGGCCAATCTAAAGGCGGTGTCCGGAAACGACTGCAATCAGCAGACCATATTCGACGCGATCCAAACCAGCGCCACCGACTACCGAAACCAAGACCCGAACGCGCAGGTAATGGTATGACCCTGTTTATCCTGCCGCGGTCCACCTTCGCAACCGACCTGATCACGCACGACGCGACGATCAGGCCGGCGCGCAACCGGGACTTTGACCCCAAGGCCGGCGCGGTGGTCACATCCGCAGCGCAGTACCAGCGCGACGCGATCATCCACAACGCGCTTCTGACTGTTGCCATGGCTGCCGAGGCCATGCCAGAGTCCGCCAGGTCGGCGGAACTGAATGCAGCCCTTGCGGTGGTTCGCGATGGATTCCAGTAGTCCCTTGCGCGGGACTGTGTTGCCAATAATTGAGGACGCATGACCCCCATCTGCCCCCGCTCCGTCAAGGCCAAGGTGCGCCGCGCCATCAAGGCCGGCGCGACCGTCCGCGAACTGTCCGAGCTTGCCGGGCTGGGCAGGTCCTGGCATCCGCGCATCCTGGAATCGCCGGAAACTACCAGTTATCGCGTGCTTTCCGCGCTTTCGTGGGCGTGCGACAAGTGGCGTCCCGCGCGCGGGACAAAAGTACTTGACGGCGCCAAGGTCGCGGAGTAGGCTCTGCGCATGAAGATCAACGAACTCCTGAGCGCGCGCATCCTGGCCCTGCTCGCCTTGAAGGCCGCAGCCCGCAACCCCGACGCCCAGGCCGCGGCCGTCCAGCGGCGCACCGCGCTGCTCATGCTGACCGGGGGTGGACAGTGATCTCCGCGCAACGGTACGACGTCGAGGAATCGGAGCGATGGCATGACTGGATAGCCAAGATCCCGGCAATCCAGTTCGATGCCGGCTGGCTGGTGCGTGTCATCCCGCCGTTTACGGGAGCCATGGTTCGGTTCCAGGTGAAGTCCGGGGACAAGACCGCATCGGTCTACCTGGATGTCTACGAACGGCTGGGCAGCTTCGGCGCCCCCTACTGGGAGGTCTACCCAATCGACGGGGACGTTGAGCGGTGCGCCATGGATGACGTGGCCGAACTGCTGACTCTGATCAGGAAGGCGGTGAAGCCATGATCGACTCCACCTGCCTTATCGCCCTGGCCCAATCCGGCAAGATGGTGTCCGAACTGTCGGAGATGATGGCAGACGGCCAGATCACGCCAGATGAGGCGTCCAAGATCCTGGCCCGCATCCACCTGATGCGCAACGACCTGGACTCGCTGGCAAATGCCGCCGCGCGGATCGTGGTCAGGAATGGCGTGCACGTATGACCCGCCACCGATTCACCGACGCCGCCGACCTTGTCCCGCTGCACGACGCCTACGAGTGGTGGCTGATGCTGGCCGCCTGCGCCAATATCGACCGGGCGCGTGGCCGGGTCTGGTTCATCTGACCACCACCAAGGTATCGACATGCTCACCGCCCTCTCAATCGCCGTCTCCGTCCTCGGCATGACCTCCGTATCGTTGGCCGTCGCGGTACATCTGCTGCGACGAAAGATGCGGCGGATGGAATGGGCCGATGCCTCGCGGTCGCTGATGGACGAGCTGCAGAAGTCCTCGACCGGCACGCCGAACAGGCCGGACCGCGGCGAGCGCATCGCCAACCTGCGCGGCACCATCGAAGCCACCAAGGCGATCGAACTGACGCTTGCC